CTACCCCGTGATCTATACCCGATAAATTGAGATAGATTTGTAATTGGACTTGATGATCGTATTTAGGAGCTAACCGTAAGGCTCCAAAAGTGCGATTATTAGCAGATTTCAATTCTAGAATAATTCGTCCGTCTTCCCCATGAGCTAAGATGAAGTCACAACGACCAGAAATAGGGGGATTATCAAATTTTACAACTTTCTCCCTAAATAACAGAATGCCCATTCGTTGGAAATAATTCTCCATTCTAAGTTCTAATGAATTTCCGACATCGAAAATACGGCGGGTAATCGCCGGTAATGTAGTAGATGGTATTAAACCGTTGTACGCAAGAAAAAGATGGGCATCACATTTACTTCCCAATGCCGAAGGGTAGAACACTCCGGTACGAGGAGAACGTTGAGTTCCTGTTAAATGATCGTCCAAGGCTTTAATAAGCCACTCATCTTGGTCTTCTAACTGAACACCTTTGTCAAGAACATGTTGCTTTTTAATTTGTTTAACCCCTGCCATTATACACTCTCCAATATTATAAAGTTGGTAATTTCGCCATAGCTTTCAATAATTGTTTCCAAATTTGTTTTTTTGAAAAGTCCCGAATATGTAAAATATACTCAATATCCTCATGTTTAATCAAGGCCATATCTCGTTTTACATCCCGTTTCCGAAGATGTCCATATTTACCATCAGCTTCAATAATCATACTGATTTCTGGAATAAAAAAATCAGGGGTATATGGTGCAAAATCAGCTTGTTGCTCATACCGTAAACCTAATTCGGATAAACATTCTGCAATTATATTTTCCTGTGCAGTATAGTCTTTAGGTAAAATCATCATTCCACACCTCGTTTCAATATTTCAAACTTTTCTGGGGAATCTGAAAACAGGACTTTCAAATTATTCAAGCCCATAACCTTCTCAGTGCCGAAAGAATACCACGGGCCTGCTTGGATAATTAATTTCTTACTTATCCCTTCCCGAATAAAGCTTTCTAAAATATCAATTCCACCCTCTACTCTAAAAGGAACAATTGCAGATTTCCAATGCTCCCCCCCAACTTTACTTTTCCTAACACGAACCTCCATATCAAACCCAACTTTAGTTTTAGTCTTATCTTCAATCCATCCTTTCCTACGAACCTGTAATAAAAAATGTGCAAAAAAGGTTTGAGCTAACCCTCCCGGCATATTATCTAAGGCTACAGGGCCAATACTACTACGCATTTGGTTAATGGCAATAAAGGCAGTCCCAAATTTTAAATTAGGTAATATTTTAGGTAGCGAAGAATTAACAAATCGAGCTTGCCATGCAATTGGATTATAAGAAAAATCTTCATTTTGAACAGCTGTAGGAACTAATCCTGCAATACTATCAAGAACAATGACAGATACTCCTTCTCGCATTAGATCGCGAGTAGTATCCATTGCTTCTTCCCCATTAATAGGTTGTGATACCAATATTTGTTTCGTATTTATTCCACATTGTTCCATCCATTCTGCATCCCATGAAAGCTCTGTATCAATCCAAGCAGCAATTTCTCCTTTCTGTTGCGCCCTCACTACCACTTGAGACGCCAAATATGATTTCCCCACATTCGAGGGGCCATAAATAATAGTCATACGCTTTTTCGGAATACCCCCACCTGTTAATCTGTCTAATGCGGGTATATTAAAGGCTATACGCCCATAATTAAAAGCGTCTGCATCCCCTCGCAGGAGGGAAGAATTAGTAGTTAATAATTTTTCAATCGCATCTTCAGCGGTTTGTTCCATGTAATCCCCCTAATCGTTTATGCAGGGCTTCAGCCCAAGCAAAATAGACCGAACATGCCTGAATAATCTCATCAAATAATTTTTGTTCATCCCGTTCATATACTTCTCGTGCTACTTCCCCGTTCTCTTCAGCGGCAATCACATTCCACCAAGCGTCGGAATGCTGTGTTTGATCACCCCATAACCCATCCTGCCGTTCCCGTTCAGCGAGAACAGCTTCGAGAACATCGATGCGACTTACCTCAGACATTGGACGAACTATCATCATCTAACACATCTTCAATACGAGTATCGACCATCTCACGTAAATGTTTCCAAATATTCTCCGCAGCATTTTGAGAATCTTTTAATTGCGGTTCAAGGGGTAATTCTGTATCAATCTGATCAAAGGTTAAGTCTATCCGACCATATTGATTAGTTTGTAAATCTCCCACTCTAAACGTAAAACCTAGATGCATACTTACCTTAGCCATTTTTATTCTTCCCCCCTTTTTAATTTATATAAAACAGAGTTTAACTCTCCGTTTTTCAAACCCGTTAAATCTAGAGATGAATCCAACCGATGGATTTGCTCACTTATTCGTTCCTGTTCTAATCGGGAACGTTTCTTATGTTTACTCTGCTTGATAATATTGTTCCAATGTTTTTGGGTAATACCTCCCTTTCTAATCATCGCTGTTTCTCCTTTCTTAAATGTAGGCAAGAATTTCCTCCTTTGGTAGTGCATCACCCCAATCGATATAATCTATTATATCAGTTGAAACCGTAGTAGGTCTATAGTTTGACCAATCCGTTTTAGTAGCCCATGAGGGATGACATACTTCAACATCAACGAACAGGGGTATCTCCAAACTATTTTGTTCGAGCGAGGCAGCAATCTGTTTCGGCAGGGTTGTAATCTCCGATTCATGGACTTCACACATGATCTCGTCATGTACCTGTAATATGATCTTACTGGACGTTCTCTGCAATAATTTATGTACAGCTATTAATCGTTCATTCATAATATCTGCACTCGTTCCTTGAACTAGATAGTTCACTCCCTTATATCCTAAATCCGAAGGTAATTGATACTTTCGTCCGTAGCGATTTCTAATCCATCCTCGTATCTCTATGGTACGGACAACGGAATTAAAAAATTCCCTAGACCCTTGTAAGCCTGCAAAATATTGCTTCTTGTACTGTCCTGCCTTCTTGGGGGTAGTTCCTAATTGAATCGCTAATTTCTTATTCCCAATACCATAAATGGTTCCAAAGGTAATAGCTTTTGCCATCTGCCGAAAGAATTTAAAGTCTGGGGACGCCTCATCAACTCCAAAGGCTAGCTTCGCAGCCTCGCCATGAAAATCTACATCCCTACGTTGTAATAATTGCTGCATCGCCGTGTTCTGCAAATAACTTAAAAATACCCGTACTTCCATCTGAGAATAATCAAAACTAACAAGGTAGTGATTAGGGCGAGGTATGAATAATCGCCGTATAGAAATTTGAGTAGAATCTTGTTCATCATAACTTTCATCACCAATAAAACTCCATGTGTCTAAAACATCATCATCTAATTCAATTATACCTATGTCTCCCTTCGTTGCCAACATTGCATTAATTCGTTGCTTGGCTTCCTCACGTTCTTCAGTTGTTAAATGAACATCTGCTAATTTGAAATGATTACGTGGGATATTATGAAGATTGGGATTTCGAGCCGATAACCGTCCAGTTACCGTTCCCCAGTTACAAAAATTAGTATGTAACGTTTCAGTCTCTAAGAAGGGTTCCACATAGGTAGATCGTAATTTCTCCAGTGTTCTGTATTGACGAATTGTTCCTGCAATGGGATCATTGATTTTTGCCAGTGCCGCCTCATTCCACGATTGCTTTCCAGTAGGTGTTAAAGTCTGGGAAAAGATATTATGTTCATTTAACCGTTCCCCCATTTGCTTGGGACTATTGATATTAAATTCTCCGACAGCCCCAAAAATCTTGGCTTCAATTTCTTGCTTCCGTTGCCGTAATTTTTGAAAGAGTTCCTTCGTATACGGTAGATCAATACGAATTCCTTCTTGTTCCATCGCAAATAATGCCGATGTAAGTTCAATCTCCAATTCCCACACATCTTGTTGTTGCTCTTTCTCAATCTGACGTTTGCGATCTATGTATAATTGCCGTGTCCAATAGACATCTAATTTACAATACTCCCCTAAAACGTCCGAAGGAGCTAAGGAGAAGTCCTTATGACATCGATTTTTACGTAAATATTTTTTTGTCTCCAAATCATAAGCAGCGGCTTCATCACCGTAACTGCGTTGGAGTGTCTTGGTTAAACTTAAATCTTTTTGGGAAGCCGCTTCCGTCAATCGAACCATGACGATAACATCAACCAATTGTTGGGCATCAAGTTGCAAACCATCCTTGACGAGGAAATGCAAATCAAATTTCAAATTATACCCGATGATTCTTTCCTTAGTACTAAGAATTTTAATAAGGTCTTGATAATATTCTAGGGGGAGATTGTTTCCCAATTGATGCCGCACGGGGAAATAATAAAGTTCTTCAGAACCTAGAGGTGCTACCCCAACCCCACAAATTTGATTTTGACCGAAGGCATCTAAACCATTTGTTTCTACATCTACAATAACAGTCGATGCCGAAACAAGATTCTTAATTTCTTTTTTGTAGACCAGTTCTGTATCAATAATCATCTGTAACTACTTTCTATTATAAGATGTATAACCCCAGAGGGCCAGTCAAACACCTCTGGGGTTATGAAAAGTGGGAACAACCTTAGAAAAGGCTATCTTCCTCCTTAACAGAAACGGTCTTCACGGCAGAATTCTTGGATTCCCCGCCATACCTCGTCTTGTAATACTCCTTAATGGGAGGTAATTCTTGTATTCCAGCTTTCTGTTCCTCTGGTATTACTGTATCTCGTGCCGTAGTCGCAATCGTGTATGACGTATCATACATCCCTGTCCCTGTTCGTTTGACTCTAACCACTCCTTTATTCAACGCTCCCCAGTCACTGTAAACATCCACTAACTGGTTCCAAATATAATCGCTTCTGCCGAACGACAGTCCGATTACTCGGAAATCATTTACTTCGTCCTTATACAACTTTCGACCATTCGGGCCTGAAATCTCAATCCACTCGTCCGCTCGTCTCTCAGGATGGATAATCTCATGCACGAAGCCCCAGAAGGCGAACTTATGGCTGGGCTTGTAGTTATCCGGAACGCTACTCGTATCCACGTCCTTATCAGACAATAGGGTCTGCCATCGTTGACCTGACTTAAAGGTATACAAATATATCTCGTCCAATAAGGTATCTTCATCATCCCCCGTAGCTACAGGAGTTACGAAAGCCTGATCGCCATCCTTAAACCAAACCTCACGCATGGGTGGCAAATCAGACTGTGGGTTCCGTAATTCACTTCTTCGTGCTTGTATTCTACTTATTCCACTCATTTGGTACTCCTTACCATAACTTTCTGTTGTTTAAAACGTCCGCTATTTCGTCCGAATTTCTTATATCTTGAACATCTTTATACTCCTTCGGAATTGTAATATTACTAATGATACACCGATTGTTTAATCGTG